GGTGCTTATGTGAAGAAGCTGTCAAATCTTGATTATGGTGACTTCCCTATTGTGAATCATGCTTTGATTGAATACATGGTCAAAGGTGTTCCTGTGGAACAGTTCATTCATGAATGTGATGACCTGAAAGAATTTCAGATGGTCACTAAAATAACAAGCAAATATTCTACAATCCTTCATGGTGACATGCCTTTGAAGGAAAAATGTATCAGGGTATTTGCATCAACAAGACCTGGTGATGAAGGTGTTAAGAAGGTGTCAATCAGAACAGGCAAACCTGAAAAGATTGCATCCAGTCCTGAACACTGTTTCATCTTCAATGATGACATGACTGGGGTCAGATGTCCTTCATATTTGGACAAAGATTGGTATGTAAATTTAGCAAAGAAAAGATTGGAAGATTTTGGGGTGATGTGATATGGATTTGAAAATTGTATATGAAACAGGTCAAATGACTATCCACATGAATTCTTTCTTCCCTACATCACAAGCAAAATTGAAGAAACTGTTGAATGTGATTGACCTGGACTATGAACACAAGGATGAACTTATTATCACCCTGGAACAGTATTTCATGGACAAGGTTCAGGAATTGGAAGACAGAAGAATCAGTTCAGGGAAGAAAGCAGTGGATGCAAAACAGAAGGTTTCTGACCTTGCTGCAATCATTGAATCAAAGAAACATCCAAACGGTGTCAGACTGACAAAGGATGAATTGACTGCTGCAAGGGAAGAACACAAACATTTCAAAGCTGTTTATGCAGGACATCTGTCTGATTTCAACAGATGTATCAGGCAGAAGGAACAGTTTTTGAAGCACATAGAAATATTACAGCAAAGGAAGTGATGAAGGATGTTTTTTAAGGGTTATGTTGAAACCAAGGACAAAAAGTGCATTGAAAAATTCAAAAATAGAACAGACTTCAAGACCTATGAACAGGTCAAGTTGCTTCCTGAATTTGCAGGTATATTGTCAGAAGAAACAATCCTGGTGGACATTGATGATTTTGAACAGTCTGAAATCTTGATGAACATTGTGGAAGACCTTCAATTGAATTGTAGGGTGTACGCAACAACCAGGGGAAAGCACTTTTTGTTCAGAAATGCAGGTGTTGACAAGTGTTTCACACACTGCAAACTTGCAATTGGTTTGACAGCAGACATCAAAGTTGGTGTCAAAAATTCTTATGAAATATTGAAGTATGATGGAAAAGAAAGGGAAATCTTATATGACATCTTTGAAGAAGATGGTGAAGAATATCAGGAAATCCCAAAGTTCCTGAAACCTGTTAAGGGTAAAGCTGAATTCCTTGATATGGATGCAGGTGATGGAAGAAATCAAGCACTGTTCAATTACATATTGACCTTGCAATCAGCAGATTTTGAAAAAGATGAAGCAAGGGATGTTCTTAGAATGGTCAACCAGTATGTGTTGAAAGAACCACTGTCAGAAGATGAACTGAATGTCATCATGCGTGATGATGCTTTTTCAAAACCTATTTTCTTCAAAGGAACAACCTTCCTGTTTGACAAATTTGCAGTGTTCTTGAAGAACAATCACCACATCATTAGAATCAATGGTCAGTTGCACATGTATAAAGAAGGAATCTATGTATCAGGGCAGGAAGAAATTGAAGCTGCAATGATTCAGCACCTTCCAAGTTTGAACAGAGCAAAAAGACAGGAAGTGATGTCATACCTGAATATTCTTATCAGGGAAAACACCAAAGCTGCACCTGCAAACATCATTGCTTTCAGGAATGGTCTTTTCAACATAACAACTGACACTTTCCAGGACTTCACACCTGATGTGGTTATCACAAACAAAATCCCTTGGGATTTCAACAGACAAGCATCCAGTGAAGCAATTGACAACATGCTTGAAAATGTGTCCTGTGGTGATGTAGCAATCAGAAGTCTGTTGGAAGAAATCGTTGGTGCTTGCATGTATAGGTCAAACACACTTGCAGGTGGTAAAGCATTTATTTTGACAGGAACAGGTTCAAACGGAAAATCAACCTACTTGAAGACCCTTTCACATCTAATGTCTGAAAAGAATATTTCTTCCCTTGACTTGAAAAAGTTGGGTGATAGATTCAGTACAGTCATGATGTTTGGAAAACTGGCAAATATTGGTGATGATATTTCCAATGAATTTGTGACTGACACAGCAGTGTTCAAAAAAATTGTCACTGGTGAAACTATTGATGCAGAACAAAAAGGTCAACCAAAGTTTGACTTCAAACCATTCTGCAAGCTGCTGTTTTCAGCAAATAACATTCCAAGAATGGGAAAAGGTTCTGATTCACAAGCAATTATGAGAAGACTTGTGATTGTTCCCTTCAATGCAAAGTTCAAGTCTGATGACCCAAATTTCAGACCAGGAATTGAAGATGACTTGAAAGGTCAGGAATCCATGGAATATCTGATTCAACTTGGAATCCAGGGATTGAAAAGGGTTCTTGCATCCAAGAACTACACCACATCTGACAAGGTTAGACAGGAACTTGAAGAATATGAAGAAAGAAACAATCCACTACTGATGTTCATGAAAGATTGTGAAGATGAAGAATTTGACATTGAGAGTGAACCAACATCCAGTGTTTATGAAAGATACAAGGAATTTTGTCTTGCTGAATCCTTGCAGGCACTTTCTAAAATTGAATTTTCAAGACAGATGGTCAAGACCTTTGGTTTCAAAATCGTGGACAAGACCATCAACAAAAAGAAATACAGAATGTTCTTGAAAAGTTAATTTCAAAATTTTTTACCTATCATGTATCTTAAAACCATACATGATGGGTAATTCAAAGGAAGGGGTGAAACTATGAGTGAACAAATCAACCATCCTGACCATTACAACAGGGAAGATGCAATGGAATGTATTGATGAACTGATTCAGGTTTTTGGAAAGACCTATGTGCAGCATTTCTGTTTGTGCAATGTATGGAAATACAGATATAGAGCAGGACAGAAGGATGCAGAATCAGCAATCAAGGACTTGAAGAAGTCTGACTGGTACATGAAAAAGTATTTGGAACTTGGTGGAAAGGCGGTCAAATTACCATGAAATATCATAACATCACAAAAGATGACATGTTGAATGGTGATGGAATCAGGGTTGTTCTTTGGGTTGCAGGATGTGAACATCACTGCAAGGGTTGTCAAAATCCTGTGACATGGAATCCTGATGATGGTCTTGAATTTGATGAAGCTGCACTACATGAAATCTATTCAGAACTATCCAAGGAATATGTCAAAGGAATCACCTTTTCAGGCGGTGACCCTTTACATCCACAAAACAGATTCCCTATTTTCCACATCATCCAAGATGTCAAAGAGAAATTCCCAAACAAAGATGTTTGGATTTACACAGGTTATACCTGGGAAGAAGTTCTTGCTGATGCAGAAATGCATTTTGTCATTGAAGGTGCAGATGTCCTGGTGGATGGAAGATTCAATGAAGACCTGCTTGACAAAAACTATCACTGGGCAGGCAGCACAAATCAAAGAGTGGTAGACATCAAAAAATCTTTACAGAAAGGAATGGTGATTTTGCATGAAAGTAATCAAGAAAGACGGAACACTGGAACAGTTCAATGCAGAAAAGATTGTCAATGCAGTTAAAAAGTCATCTGAAAGGGTGATGATAAAACTGGATGAATCAGATTTTGAAGTTATCTGTTCAAAAGTGATGACCATTATCATGCAGAAGAATTTGGAAAAGATTCCTGTCAGTGAAATGCACAACATTGTAGAACAGGTATTGGAAGAATTTGACCCTAAGATTGCAAAATCTTATAAGGACTATCGCAACTATAAAAAGGATTTTGTGCATCTGATGGATGAAGTTTATATGAAGTCACAGTCCATCAGATTCATTGGTGACAAGGAAAACAGCAACACTGATTCTACATTGGTTGCAACCAAAAGATGTCTGATTTTTAATGAACTGAATAAAAGATTATACAGAAAGTTCTTCATGACAAATGATGAACTGCAAGCCTGCAAGGATGGTTATATCTACATCCATGACCAGTCTGCAAGACTTGACACCATGAACTGCTGCTTGTGTGATGTTGGTTCTGTCATGGCAGGTGGATTTGAAATGGGCAACATTTGGTATAACGAACCGAAAACCCTTGATGTTGCATTTG